GGTTCGCAAGGCCGCCGGTGTCGGTGAGCGGGGTGCTGCTCATACTGGCTTTGCGGTGAGCCTGGGTATATGCGCTGATGGGGGTGGTGTCCACGCCCATGTTGCCCACCGTGTCTGTGACGGCCTGGCGGCCAAGGTTCTGCAGCAGCTCATCGACGGTGATCTCATTTTTGAACAGCTTCCCGATGAGGTCGCTCATGGCCAGGTCAAAGTCTGCTTTTCCCTCCTCATACCCGCGGCGGATATATGACCGCTCCGGGATGTGGATATACTTGGTGTCTTTTTTCAGGTGGATCCCGTTGTGATGGAGCCAGGCCCGCATTTTGGGGGTGACCTCGATGTCGTAGCCGTATTCGTGGACATAGGCGATCTTCATCATATCACTGTCACTGGAAACGGTCTGGCCGTGAAAATTCTCACCAGACTCCGCTTGGACGCCGACAACAATCTCGGCGCCGTCCAGCTCCTGGAGCTGGTTGAACAATCCGGAGAACATGCTGCTGTTGTCCATCAGGCACCCTCCTTGTATGTTGCGATAATATCCAGCCAGCTCTGGCGCGGAGCTTTGTCAAACGTCCAGGAAACATCCGCAATACTGAATGCGGCTAGGCCGTCCGCGCCGTTGTCGGCAAGGTCCAGCTCCATGGACACGATCTGCCAGATAATGCCCTGCAGGTCGGAGGGTAGAAGCCACTCCGCCTTTGTTGTTTCATCAGCGTCCTTTGGCAGAATATAGCCGGAGGTATAATCCACCAGAAGGTACTCCTTGGACAGCACATGATCGGGAACCAGGCCGGTGGGATATCCTCTCCGGCTCCAGCCGCTGTCCCTGTAGACAACGCCCACATGACCGTTTTTGCTGAACGAGTACGCCTTCGGATCCACCACCGTCCCGCTTTCCGTGTCTGTAATGCTGTGAATAACGCGGATGGGGTACTGCTCCAGCACCAGTTCCTGCAGGCCATCGCCCTTGGCGGTTTCTTGATAACGGGCCAAGCCGAAGCGGCGCCCGGCTGTCCGTTCAACCCATCCGGAGGCGTAGTTGATGAGCAGGGTCAAAAAAACATTATAGGATGTGTCGGTAGCCGGTATATTTTTCACTGCCTTGACAATCCCCACCGTGCTCATCGCATTGGGCGCCAGCTGAAGGAGTACCGGGTGGATGGTGTTCTCGTTCTTAGGCATGGGACGCCTCCTTTACTGCTCCTTGCCGCCGGCTTCCTTTTCCGCCAGGAGGTGGGCTTCGATCTTTTTGTATGCGCCGCCGGCGCTGGTGGTCTGGCCGAGGTCAATGTTCCGCTCCTTGGCGTAGGTGGCCAGCTGGTCAAAATCCTTTGTTTTCAGGTCAGCCAGCAGCAGGGTCAATTCATCCGGTGGGTCTGCGGGTTCCGGCTGCGGCGACGTTGGAAAAGGCTTGAAGCTGTATTTGCGTATCATAGGGTGAACTTTCCTTTCCTTATATGTAAAGGGAGCAGGGCCGAACCGGCCCCGCCCGCAATCCTTTCAGCCTGCCGGGATTATTCCGGCGGGTTGAAGCTGTTGTCACCCAGGGCGACGGCAAAGGCCGCGCTCACGGTGCCGGTGTACTCCACATTGACCTTGACAAACTGCGCACAGCCCACCAGGTCAATGTCCAAATTGAGCAGATCCCCGGCAGCCACCGGGATCTCCACAAACGTCTGGACCAGATTTCCCTTTTCGTTCCGTTTGACCTGGGTTTTGTCCAGGAAGTTGCGCTCATCCAGCACTGCTTCATAGGTTCCGCTGTCGGTGTCGCAATGGAGCACCGTGATTTTTGCCACAGTATCCGCATCGGCGGAATCTACCCGGATGCCCATAACCGCGGACAGGAAGCCCAAACGGTCAAATGCGCTCCCCTGGGTATAGGGAAACACTTTTGTGGTCTCTAAAAGTTGCCGTTTCATCTGTTTTCCTCCTTATGCCCGGCGAATTAGCCGAACACCTTCACGTTGGTGGCCACAATAAAACTCTCATCATGGCGCAGGCCGGTGTCAATGAACATATTTGCGCGTGTGGCGGTCTGGACGGACTGGAACAGATTCACGGAGCCGTTGTCGGTCTGCACCGTGGCCTCGTAGGAGGTCCGGGTGGTGAGCCCCATCTGTTCACCGACCAGCAGGTCGCTCCACAGACCGTAAATCATGATGGAAGTGCCGTTGTTGGCCGTGTCAATGAGGTTGGTGGTGCGGTAGGGTTTGCCATCCAGCATTCCGGTGTCCATCTCATCTTTCCAGATATACTTACCGTCAGAGGACTTCATCCGCTTCAGATAGGTCTCCACATCGGAGTTGAACGTCCAGCCGAACATGGTGCCGCGCACATTTTTCTTGCTGACCTTGCCGGTCAGGAACATGGGCAGGTCGGAAGTGGGGCGTCCCTGGGCGTTCGCCAGCTGGGCATCATTGATGGTGAGCAGGTTGACCTTTTCAACCTTTTTATTATGATAAACGCCGAGGGGTTCAAACTTTGTTCCTCTGGCCAGCAGCGCTCCATACTCCACGCCCTGCTTCATTTGTTCCAGAAGGTCATTGCCGAACAGGAGATCGCTGGCGTAGTCGGTGGACATCAGGAGCTCTTCGGTGGAAATGACCAGCCCATCCAGGCGTTTACTTGACATATGGAGCTGGCCGACCGTGCCCTGGCTGACCTTGATATTCCTAGCCTCACCCTGGAAGTGGGCGCGGGCGCCAGAGGTTACCTTGGGAATGCTTATATTGCCGTGGGGCATGGGTACTTTGCGGGCGCCCAGCTCAAAAACGACGGTTTCATTGTACAGAAGCTCAATGGCTTCATCCATGGTATCCTGGGGCACAAAGAATCCACCGGAGCTGGGCTCGGATACTGACATGCTTTTCAGCTCTCTGGCCAGCTGCTGGTCACCGTACATTTTGACGGCGGCATGGGCGGCGGCCTCCGGATCCCGGACCGGAACGCCGATACCGCCGGGGAAAATATCCAGGCACTTGACGGAGCGGGCCAGTTTGACCAGCTTTTGTTCCCGTGTCAGCTTGGGCTTCTCCTGGGAACTTTTAGCGCCGGTATAAATACCGCTGTACTTGCGCTGGAAAGCCGGGGTGTTGGCTTTCTTTGTCTGGCGGGATGCACTTCCGGAAGCGGATTTTTTGGAACGAGCGGACCTGCCTGCAGCTCCGCTTTTGCGGCTGCCTGTGGTTTTCCTGCGCTTGGCCGCCTCTTCCTTGGCTTCATCATCCTCAATATATCCGTCATCGACCAGCTGCTGGATTTCCTCCGGAGCCAGTTCCTCGGCAATCTCCTCAGCCACTTCCACAATAGCTTCGGCAACTTCCTCCTCGGTGGCCGGGGTTAATTCCTCGCCGGCAGCCTTGCGGGCCTTGCGCCGCTTGACCATTTCGTCCACCACCTCGCCGGTATCCAGGCCGGCGTCAATGACGGCGGCGGCCAGGGCGTTGCCATCCTCCTCCAGCTGGTCAGCGGCCAGGTCGGCGGCGTTGTCCAGAAGCTCTTCCAGCTGCTCCGGATCGTCAACGCCGGCGGCATCCAGTGTGGCGCCGTCAATCTTCACGCCCTCCTGGCCGTCCAGGCGGTCCTCAATTTCCTCCAGCTTCTTTTTAATGGGCTCCATAACCTCGGAGACGGCATCCGCCACAGCGGTTGCCACCTGGGGAGGTGGCCAGATAACTGGCGTATTGTCCTTCCAGAGCCCAAAAGTTCATGGCGGCTTCGCCGCGCTGGATCCGGACGTCTGGGAAGATGTCGTTGTATATGATTTTGCTTGGATCGGTTTTTTCTTCTGCAATGCCATTTCTCACCGCTTTGGAAAAGGTGGTGGATAGTTTCTCATTGTATGAGCCGGTCATAATCTGTTCAGCAGCGTTTTTGCCAAATACCCACTGCTCAAACAGACCAGCAGTGCGGGACTTCCCGTGCCGGGGCGGCAGATTGACGATGAGCACCCGCTCCGGCCCTTCGTAAAATTCCTGCATCTCATTGCAGAGCCGGACCAGGAAATCCCGGTCGGGCTTGTAGAAGTCCGGTGCCCGCAGATGGCAGAAATAAAAGAAGTTACGCTGGGCCAGCTCCAGCTGGGCGCCCTGCGCAACTATTTTATGCCGATGCTCGGTGAGCTCCGCCAGACGGTCGGTGGAAAGCAGGGAGAAAGGATTGATCTCTTGGGGATCATTGGCCTTTTCCTCCAGGGCAGCTGTCTTCACACGCTGCCGGACCATGTACGCCTTTAATTCCTCCAGGCTGACGTCCTGCTCAAGTTCCTTTAAAACCTTTAAATCTTCCCGCTCCGATTCTGCCGCGCCATGGTTGCCGGCGGCCAGGAGCCCCTGCAGTTTTTCTATTTTCCTGCGTTTCGCCTGGTTCAAGCTGCCGGCCTCCTTTCATGGGTGTACAGTAGCGGGTGTATTTGCCCTGTAAGGGCCCTCTATTCTTTGCCGTCCCGTTTCAGGGGAACCACCCGCATCCGGCAGTTTAAAGGCCGTTAAAGGGGTCTTAAAGCATAAATCACAAAGGACAGGGAATCCCGGCGAAAAATCCGGGCCGTTTGGGTGAGCTACGCCACCCAGGCGGCGCTGATCCGCTTGGT